GGTTTACCGTAATGGTCAAAATATACAGCATTCCTGCCTTTAGGTCCTAATGTGACCTTAACCGCATCTCTTAATTTTTGAATCCCTTTTAGGAGCTCTAACCTAGCTTCTTGGTTAAATTTAATATCTTTCATTATAATACTCCTTTATATAATATAGTCATCTAAAATCCTTGAACTTCCAAATAACATTCCTGGATATTATAACTTCCACATATTTCACATATCATAAAATATTCTTTGTACCATCCAGTTTCTCCCCAAAACTCATAAGGTACTTCATCTTCACATCTTATCACTGTAGTTTCTCTATTACAATCATGGCAATACCACATATATTACTCCTCTAAAGATCTTAGTAACTCTAATATTACATATTTGTCTTTTATTATAGTTTAGCTACATATCTAACTTATGTCAAGATCTATACCCCTTTTTATTCTGGTATACTTCATAATAGCTCTAGTAGCTAAATGTAAAAGGGGGTGAAGTCCGCTTTGGTGGTCGTTATTAATTCCTGCCCTGTGGTCTGCTAAATGATGAAACATTGAATCGCAGTTAGATTCATGTTGAAGAGAGTTATTATAAGGATCTAACCACGAATTAAACCCATGTTTTTTAGCTCCCATTTCAAATACCGAAATGATATCTAACAACTCTATAGGCAAGTTATTGATTTCGAGTAAATTTTCTAGTGATTTTAGCTGTTTTAAGTCTTTGTTATTATTCATGTTTATTTTAGTCCCTCTATATTTTTACTAATCCGGCCTCTTTTTTTCAAATTCAAAAGTTATTTCTTCTAAATCAAACACTTTATTTTCAAGATATCTGTCTAAAGCGCTTTGCAGTCCTCTAGCTCCTGTATTGTTTTCCATGCAGGTATCTACTATTTTGTTAAGATGATAATCTGATAACTTTAATTTCTTTTTTATTATATCAAATAGCTCTATATAATTCTTATAAGGACCGTGATCATTTAATAAAATATCTTTTAAATCTTTCTTGTTTAACTGTTTAACTTCACATATTGTTGATATGCGTCCAGCTAACTCCTGTATAAGACCGCATTTAATTAATTCTTTATGGAAATTACTCATATCTGATTTTACAGTATCTTGCTTAAACCCTATAGGTTTATTAAATTCCTTTAAGTTAGATCTTAATTCCTGAAAATTCCCACCTAAAATGAACATCATATTATGAGTAGGTATTTCCACCCTACTACTTCTTATATAACAGCCCTCTATTAATGATAGTATAGATTGCTGTATAGTTTTATTCCAGTCTCCAGAATTAGAAGATCCTAGTGAATAGCAAAGTTTATCTACTTCATCTATAAATACTATACCATTAACTGCAGATCCTTTAGTACTGAAATACCAATCTTCTAAAATACTATCTAAACTATTACCTACGTAACCTTCTTTACTAACGGAAGGGGCATTTATAGTTATAACTGGTATATCAGGAAGAATCTCCTCTAAAGCTCTAATAGTATGGGTTTTACCACAACCTGTAGGTCCTATTATTAATATGTTACTTTTATGCCCATATCCCTCCTCCAGCATTAGATACCTATAAGTTTTAATTATATGCATGAACACTGAATTAGATAAACAGCGTTTTACGTCTTCCTGACCTATTACTATTTTGGACAACTCTTCATATATCTTACGAGGACTTATCGTTATATTCTTCATCAGGTAGATCTCCATACATGTTATCCATATCTTGTTCTTGCAGATAATTACCTAAAGTATAATATAACTCCTCTAAGGTTCCTATATCAATAGTATCAAGCACTTCCCAATCATCTATCATGCTTTCTATAAACTCTTGATTTTTCATAGCGATTCTCCTATCCTATATTTTTAGTTTAATAGATAGTTATATAACTTTCAAGTAAAAATCTTAATATTTAATAGTTGACTGATTAAAATTTTCATGATATACTCATACTTGTAAGCAGGGGTAATATTAATTATACTGTATAGTAATACTGTAAAGATATACTTTACAGTTAACTTATAAGAAAGCTGTAAAGTAGTACCTTACAGTATACCCCTTCACTTGACAGCTATACCTCTTAGGCATATACTTAAAGTAAGTAGAATAACTGTTTAAAGAGGCGGGTTATGATAATAGGAAGCATAGTAGAGCTAAATAGAGTTTGCGAAGAAATAGAAGCTTCTGGAATATCGCTGTCTCTCCAAGATATATTAACTATATCATCTATGATAGAAAATTCAGAACATGAATCTTTAGAAGAATTATTAAAGGAGCTATCAAGATGAGTGTAGATATCTTAAGGTGCCAGAAATGTAAATTAGCATTAGCTGAATACTATAGCTATAACAAAGACGGTACTCCATTTACTAAGTATAGATGTAGGAATTGCTATCAAGTATACGAAGATTCTAATATTACATCTCCGGTTAGCGAGGAGTATTATTACAAGCCTGATTTATGGTGGGAATCTGATGATTACAGACCTAACAGGAAGCTGCCATCCGATGTAACTAAAGGTGGCATAGCTGATTTTGATACTTTTTCTGAAAATTACGACGGGAGATTAGATAGGATAAAAAGTATAGATATAGAAGTTATAGATGATTTACCTTGGTTAAAACATGAATACTGGGATGATTAAGACATACTATTAAACCTACGAGGAGAGATTAGATGAAAGAATTAACTGCTTTTATATTTATATTAAATTTAATAGTTAGTGCTTTAATGTTCGCTCCTCTAGTACTAGCTATTTTAGAACTTTTAAGGTGCATATTATGATATTAGAATTTATAGCTGGTTTAGCTTTAAACATAGCTCCTATACAAGGAACTGAATACATAAAAAGCTGTATAGAATCAAATTTAAATAGATCTGTTGAGTTAAACTATATAGGGTTTTTGATGTGCTCTAAAGAAACTAAGTTAATAGTGGAAGAAGGACTTACTACGGTTTTAAATACTGAAAATTATGAGTGCTCTTACAATAAAGAATCTATAAAAAACGCTTATAAGCTTAATAGAAAAATAGAAGATTTAATTTATTGTGTAAAATACTAAAGTTTTATACCTAGGAGGTCGAAGATGTTAATAGAGATTGCTGTAATACTTATGTTACAAAGTCTAGTTCTTATATTATTTATGTATGATTAAGAGGTAACTGAAAATGACTAATCCTAAAGGTATGTTTTGGAGACATAGAGTAGAAAAAAAGATTAAAAGTCTAACTAAAAGGCCTGTTCCTTGGAAATATAAGCCTGTAGAAGATGATGTTATCGATGTAGACTGTAAGTCTAAACAGGAGATCTAATAATGCGTAAGATATTTATATTATTATTATCGTTTATTTCTATAAAAGCTTTAGCTTATGGAGATATTTATTGCGAATTCGATTACAGTACTATAGGTTCAGATTCATATAGATGTAGTTCTGGACGAGATGGGTCTTGGAACGTGACAGTACCTAAGACTATTATTTCAGATGATTATTTAGAAGACGATGAGATTTTAGATGATACTGAAAATAAGGAACCGGAAGATTACTAGGAGGTATTTAAAGTGAGGGAAATTATAATTATAGCTGCAATTTTTCTAGTTATGTTGCCGTTAAAGAAAGTATTAGCTGTAGAACCTTTTAGGTGCCAACAGGTTATGGAGGAAAGTTTCTTCAAAGTTTACAGATGCGAAAACGATGAAGTTATATGCTACTTTAAAGAAACGGATGTTATGATAGCCGATAAGATGAAATGCACTTATAAGAATTCGCCTAAAAGCCAACCTAAATCCGAAGAATCCTCAGGTAAGGGGGTGGATAGTAATGTAGAAAGTCCTTGTGAAGATGGGTCTTCTAATGTATGTTATCTAGGAGAAACATTATGACCTTTAATGTTACTTTTGATTTACATAATTCCGATTTAGAAGCTCTGAAAAAACAGTATCCTAATGTATGGAGAGTTATTTTAGCTGAAAATTTAAAAAATACCGCTAAAGTATCAATAATAAATGATGATTTAATAAAAAATGACACCCAAGCGGTTGAAATATTGACAAATTTAGGTATATATAGTATAATTAATTATGGGCAGAATTCTAACTAGTGTTAAAACCTTTTTGGGGTTATTGTTAATAATAATAGGTATTTGCTTGATATCTATAGGGATGAGATTTACAGGAGGATTGAGAAATGCTAAAACTGCTAAGAATGATACTAGGTAAAACTAGTTTGCTTGTTATGCTGATAGCTATATTAGCTATATGCGGATTGAATTTAATGGATGAAGTTAATACAAATAAAGAAACTCCTCCTATAAATGATTCTTCAGCTATACCTAAACCTAAAGGTTTAACTGTAGCTGAAGCTAAAGAAGTAATACAAAGTATACATAATATTTTAGATATACAAGTCAAGAATTTAAGGTATGTTATTAGCCCTGGAACTGAGATAAACGCTTATGCTACAGGTGATGGTAGAGTAATTATAACTCAAGGCATGCTAGATTTCGTTAAATCTAAAGAGGAATTAGCTGTAGTTATAGGGCACGAGATAGCCCATCATATGTTAGGACACACTTCGGGTATACAAGATAAAATATCTTATTTTGATTGTACATTATATGGAGCTTCACCATTTCATTCAAGTATATACAGAGAAGCTATGGCTGATATAGTAGGCACTCAGTTAGCAGATATGGCAGGATATTCAGAATGCGGGGGTGTTAGTTTGTGGAAACGCATGAGAGACAACCATGGTAACGACTTCCAAGGTAGCCCAACTCACCCTAACTTAGGATCTAGGATATATTTACATGAGGTTATGTGTAGATGAGACAAAGCAGGACGCACAGCGCTGTTGAGTCTATAGTTAATGTTCTTAGCGGTATAATAATATCCTTCGTAGTAACTCAAACTATAGGTACTCACATATTAGGGATAGGTATAGATGTACATCAAAATATGGCTTTGACCGCCATATTAACTGCAACTAGTTTAGTAAGGTCATATGGATTCAGAAGGTATTTTGATTCTATGTGTAAACCTAAGGTTAAAAGGAGATCTAGAAAGTGATTGAATTATTAGTTTATTTATCTATACCTGTATCAATGACTTTAAATACAATATTTGCAATATATGTACTTAAAAGTTTATATGAGTTAGACGTTAGACTAAAAGAATTAGAACCTTCGGATGATTTCTATAGAGTAGAGAAGATACATATAAATTTAGAAGAAGGTCAAGATATAGACGAAGTAGTCGATGATTTGATTAGAAGCTTAAAGAAACCGGAAAGATTAGATTCTTAGGAGGTCTAATATGGATTTTGGTAAAATAAAGGACATAATTAAAAAGCATAATCCTGACAATAGGCGAAAAAAATCGGTTAAGTGCATGATGTGCGGAACTTTGATGTTAGTTCCTAACCCTAAAGCTTGGACTAAAGAGAGATATAAGTGTAAGGAATGTCATGAAAAAGAAGACATATAAAGCTATTTTAAAGCATTTTCAAGGTGATAGAGAGTTAGTTAGACTTTGGTGGAAGCTACCTAATGCTGCTTATTACAATGTAGCCCCATGTAATGTAGATCCTAAACTAATAGAAACATCAGTTAGGGAGTACTTAAAAGATGATATCTAAAGTAATTAAAGATAGACTAGAAGATCTTAAATATAGGTTTTTTTCTGTAAAAACAGATGTTTTAAGTGTTATAGAATCTATAAAGAGGTCTTACGATTATGCTAAATTTGGTTATAGTAATCCAGATTGGGATTGGGAGTATGCTCAAAAGCTATATATCTGGAAACTTAAAAGGTTACAAAATTGCATAGCTAATGGTTGGAGTAGCGATAGATACAAGTATGCTCAAAAATTAGAAGAAGTTATAAATGGTATAGATTACCACTTAGAGAATGTACCTCTCGAATTCGCTCGGGAAAAGGATAAATTATGGCAAGAAGTTAAAAATAATATTAAGTTTAAACAGATAAGCTCTAAAGGAAGAGAAAAATGGGGTAAATATAAGAAATTTATCTCTAAAATAGAAGCTAAAAAGAAGAGAGAGTTACGTAAAGCTTATAAGATATTAAGTGATAATATAGAGGATTTTTGGGATTAAAAGGTGCTTTATTATGTTAGGTAATTTATACTTCAAAGCAGTTTTAAAGTTAGGTCAATGGATATATCCTAATCCAAAGCCTATTGAAAATATGCCATATTATAGTTATGGAGATGACTATAACCCATTATTTGTACATAGATTAGTTGGATGCTTTACAGATTTTGATAGCTCTCAACTAGATTACTTCGAGTCTAACGATCAATATATATTTAAATTAAATGATGTAGATAGAAAGCTGTATATATTTAAGAAAGATCCAAAGCTAAGATTCTATAAAGCAATGGGTTTGTTTAGAGGTATTTGATGTAATCATCAATATAATAAATCATGTTTTGACTATGAGGATAATATGCCGCGTAAAAAAATAATTAAATGGACCTCTAAGATAGAGGATTTCATCCTAGATGAGATGATAAAAGGTAAAGATCCCTCTAATATATTTAAAGATAATGCTGATAAACTTCCAGATATTAGAACGTTTCATAGACGTCAGATAGATGACGTTGAATTTAGAGAAAAGGTAGATGCAGCTTATACTGTTCAATATCAAATGCTTAAAGCAGAATTACACGAGTTATCTACTAAAACTACATCTCAAATACTACCAGATGCTGACTTTAAAGAAGCTGCCGAGTATAAAAGAACTCGCATAGATGCTCTAAAGTTTGAACTAGGCAAGTTAGCTGGAGTATTTTCAAGGCGTTACGATAAGAAGCAAACTCTAGAGATAGACAGTGGAAGCTTAGGACCGTCATTTACATTTATTATACCTGATTATTCGGCCGATAAAGAGCAAATATCATCTAAATGTAAGGTTATAGATCATCAAAATGTAGTTAAAGTGGACGATAAAGAGTAAAAAGGACATTTATTACTAGTTATAATGGACATTATAAACAGTTATAATGCATAAACAACAGGTTGTTTCTTAAGGTTTTATACATTTTTTAGGGGTTGTTGACTATATTTAGTCAATCTACATATATCTATAAATATCAAAGGTTTAGCTCAACTATTTAGCTAATAACAGCACATTTAAACTAGCAATCAACACTCTACAATTCCCATTATCACCACCTATCCACAGTTGATCACCCTCATTAACTGTCAGTTCTACACGCGCGAGAACAATAGTTTAACTGTTTAGTTATAACTTTCCAGCATTAACCCCATATATTACACAACATTCAGCTATTTAGATATACTGCACAGATCTACTGCACATTACCCCCTGGGCATCAGAGACCCCCTACCCGGGGGTTATGACTTTTGAGATGATTGATTTATAGGAGGTTATCGTTGGCGGGTACTACCAAAAATTTTAAAAAGTTGCACAGTACAAAAACCCTATATTCGGGGCTATAATAGATCCTACGGGGTTTTATCCTTAGATAGCTAGTAGGGTACTACTCCGCAGTAAAAACGTTTCCTAGAGCTTTATAGAGCAAATTAGGGGTATTCTTACTTGACATCGCGGGCATTTACTGCTATACTATAAAGTATAATAAGATTTAAAGGACTTTACAGATGCCAATATATGATTTTAAATGTCAGATTTGCCGTAATATCAGGTCGATCCGCATACCAATTAGCGATGACCCTTATGTAGAATGCTGCGGGGTAGAGATGAGGCAGGTGTTTTTAGATGCTCCAGCAGGATCCATATCGCCTACCCATAGAGCAGTTAAAGATAAGTTGTCCTACTATGGGGTAAAAAACGCTATAACTGGAGAGGGTATAACTAAAGACACTGATGTATCTGAGGGTTTAGGTATAAAGTTAGGACCCAACTTAGAGGAATTAGACGTATAACTAGCTGCCTATACTGAAGATCAAGCACTTAGACGGGCATTAGGGGTACAGTATAATTAATATTACCCCTGCTTACAAGTATGATCATATCATGAATTTTACCGATTGTCAATACTTTATTTATAAATAATTGAAAATAATACTTGACAACTAGTTATCTATATGGTATAGTGATATTATTATGCCTAGGAGTAATATGGAAGTTTATTTCGAAGAAGTAGAGATAGGTCCCCACTTTATCACATTTTATACTAAAAACAAGAAAGTTACAAGATTCTGCGAAGGTATATGGCTAGCTTTTTCTAAAAAGTACCCCGGATATGCTTCTATAAATAACGAGAAGTTTGTTCACATAGAAGAAGATCCTAAGGTATATCATAGATTTGGAGAACCAGATAACTTTAGAGACGCCTGGTCTCATTTTCATATAAAGACAGAGACTAGACCGGATCTAAAATGGGTAGCCGAAGTAATAGGGTTCATGAAGAACAGGGGAGCTTCTTTTGATGATATAGTTAAAATAACTGATCATGAAAGCTTTAAGCTAAATCCAAATGACACATACCCTCCTAGAAAATTAAATGAAAGTTATACAGATTATATTAAACGCTTAAAAGAGGAATAATATGGCAGCACCTACCTTAGAGTTACAAACACTTCAACAAGATGCTAACCAAGTAGTGGTTAAGATAGACATACCTACTGGAGGAGATGCTGATGTAAGTGCTGTTCTAGTATGTGACATAAGTGGATATACAGTAGGGGCTACACCTAGCTCTGTAGTAATAGAGGAAGTTATATCATCTCTAAGTGGTTTTAATGCCCTGTTATTGTGGGATGCTGACGCTGACACTAAAGCTATGTATTTAGCAGAAGGAAGCGCCAACTTAAACTTTAAATCCATAGGCGGTATAACTAGCGACGCAGGAGCAGGGGCTACAGGAGATATAAGATTATCTACCTCTGGAATAGGTGCTACGGATGCCGGTACAATAATATTAAAACTTAAGAAAATAGTTTAATCACTTCTGATTCATGGAGGATGATAGGAAGTGAAGCAGATTCAGATACCTTTTAATTTTACACCGAGGCCATACCAGAGGGATTTATTCGCTGCTATGGACGGAGGGATTAAAAGAGCCTTTTTAAGATGGCATCGTAGAGCAGGTAAGGATAAAGCCTGCTGGTGCTATATGATAAAAAGAGCGGTGCAGGAAGCTGGTAACTATTATTATATTTTTCCTACAGCAGCACAAGGCCGTAAGGCTCTTTGGGAAACCACAGACAAGGATGGAAATGCTGCTATAGACCACATACCTAAAGAATTGGACGCTAACGTAAATTCTCAAGAAATGAGAGTAATACTTCCAACTCTTGACGGTAAAAGGTCAATTATTCGTATTATAGGTCTGGATAAAAACAAAGATGGTATACGAGGGGTATCTTGCAAAGGAGCAGTGTTCTCAGAATTTGCATACCAAGATCCAGATGCCTATAAAATATTAATGCCGTCTCTAAGAGAATCTGAAGGATGGGCTATATGGAATTCTACTCCAGAAGGTAATAACCATATGTGGGAGATGGAGCAGGCTATTAAGAATTCACCTAATTGGTATTTTTCCCACCTTCAAACTTTTTATCCAGATGAACCTAATTATTCAGGTCTTATAAAGCCAGAGCAATTAAAAGAAGTACAAAGCGAAGAAGGGCTAAATGATGAGGATATGGAAAGGGAATATGGAGCTTCATATTCAGCGGGAGCTAAAGGATCAATATACGGAGACCATATAAAGAAGGCTAGACTAGAAGGACGTATAGGAGTATTTCCATACGATTCAAATTACCCAGTACATACTTTTTGGGATTTAGGTTACAACGATCCAACCTCTATATGGTACGTACAGTACATAGGATCTCAAATTAGATTTATAGATTACTGGGAAGAAGAGAAAAAAGAAATTCCAGAGATAGTAAGAGAAGCTCTTTACAGTAAAGATTATAAGTATATTGAACATCATTTACCTCACGATGCTGAAAATAAATATGGACTTATAGTAAATAAAAAGCAGTTGTTAGAACAGTGTCTAGATAGCTATGGATTAAAGTCCAGAGTAAGTGTAACTCCTAAGTTATCTATACAAGAAGGAATAAATGCCGTTCAATCTAGATTTTCTCAATATGTCTTTAATTCTGTTTTCTGCGGAGAAGCTATAGAGACCTTAGCTTTATATCATAAAAGATGGGACTCTAAAAGAAAAATATTTGTTAAAGATCCTATACATGATTGGACATCGCATTGTGCAGACGCGTTGAGAACTGAAGCTTTAGCAGCAGAAGCAGATTACGAGTACGAGACTAAAGGAACTGGAAAAGTACAGATTCTAAAGGATTATGATATTTTATAGCAGAACATCATTACTAGAATGTCACGATTATCTGATGACTAATATGCAAAGACATTACGAGGAAGTAATGCCTGAAGTGTTTCCTGAAAAAATATCATTAGATTTAAATCAAGTTATTTACTTAGAAGAAGCTAAAACTTTTCTATCAGTAAAAGCAGTAAAGGAAAATAAGATAGTAGGATTGATAGCTGGGTATGTCTACAATCATCTTCAGCATAAAAATAATATATTCGCTACTACATGCGTATTAATGGCTAATCCGGATCTAGCCAAAGAAAGAAGAAGAGTAGTCAAAGGGTTAGTAGACAATTTTGAGAAATACGCAATAGAAGATTTTGGAGCTCAGTTTGTACAAATAGGACTATCCGCTGGAAATGACATACGTAAGTTGTTAGAGCACTGGGGATATAAACAAACTGACTATATAGTTACTAAGAGGATTAATTAATATGGCTAGTATAGCACCACTAATAGGACCTATAGCATCTCTAGTTGGTACATTTATAGGGGGGAGCAAAGCCCCTAAACCCCCAGAACCTATAGCACCCCCACCTCCTCCACCCCCTCCGGCACCACCTAAAACTGTGGATCCCCAAGAGACAGTAGCAGCGGAGCAGGATAGAGTTAGATCTTTAAGAAGAAGAGCTGCAGGTCAAAATAACTTAATAGGTTTACAAGAAGCTTCTTCTAGTAAATCTAAAACTTTATTAGGAGAATAAAATGGGCAAGATATTTTCACCACCTAAAGCTCCACCTCCACCGCCCCCTCCTCCACCTCCACCGCCTCCTCCTCAGCCTGTGCAGAGCACATCTTCTACAGATCAGGTGATTTCTTCTGAATCTAGATCAGATAGGAGACGTAAAGGAGGACTTTTGAGTCAAATATCTGGATTATCTGCTCCTACATCAGGAGTAAAGACGTTACTTGGAGAGTAGTAGATGAGCGATGAATTAGTACAAACTCTCATTAAAAGAGCAAATAAATCTTTCGAATCTGAAGAGAGATATAACCAAAGAGCTACATGGGAATTATTATCAGAATTTATTTTACCTAATCAATCTGGAATATACAACGGAATTGATACAAGAGGCGGAAAGAAAACAGAAAGGTTATACGACTCTACTGCAGTACAAGCTAATCATGATTTATCTGCAGCAATTCATGCTACGTTAACAAATCCAGCTACTAAATGGTCTAAATTAAGATTTAAAAATGATTTTCTAAATAATAACGAGGAAGCAGTTAGTTGGTTAGAAGAAGTAAATAAATCCATACATACCCATCTTAACGAATCAAATTTTGATACTCAAGTATCTAAAAACTATCAAGCTTTATGCGGCGTAGGAACTATGGTGCTGTTACATGACGAAGAAACAGGTAACGGTAAATTATTCGATAGATTTAGATTTGAAGCTTTACATTTATCGCAAGTAGCATTTTCTGAAAATAAAGACGGGCAAGTAGATTGTATATACAGAAAATTTAAATTGACTGCTAGACAAGCTGTAGAGAAATTCGGTAAAGAAGTGTCAGAAGCTGTAATGGAATCTGCCCTTGAGGATCCGGAAAAAGAGTATGATTTTATACATGCTATAATGCCTAGAGATAAGTCTAAAGTAAAAACTAATTATAACGGATCTAGTTCTGCAAAGTCAAGACCGTATGCATCTTACTATATAGAAGTTAAGAATCAAAAATTAGTTCTAGAAAGCGGTTATTATGAATTTCCAGTATATGTAACTAGATGGTCTACTATGCCTGGAGAAGTATACGGTAGAGGACCTGGACATATAGCATTACCTGACGTTAGAACTTTAAATAAAGTAAAAGAGTTAGGACTTCAAAATATAGCTAAATCTGTAAACCCTCCAATGATAGCTCAACAGAGAGCTATTCTAGGAGCTTTGGATTTACGCCCCGGTCAATTAACTATAGTCAGAGAAATGGACGGCATAAGAGAGATGGTATCTCAAGCTAGATATGATGTAACTCAATTTGCCGTTCAAGAATTAAGAGATGCCATTAAATCTATATTCTTCCTAGATAAGTTGTTTTTACCTCCAAGAACAGAAACCGGAGAAATGACAGCTTTTGAAATAGATCAAAGGCTTGCTCAAATGCAAAGAGTATTAGGGCCTACTCTATCTAGATTAAATTCAGAATTTTTATCACCTCTTATAATAAGATCATTCAAGATCTTGTTTAGAGCAGGAATGTTACCGGAACTCCCAGATATTTTAAAAGAGCAAGGAGTTAGCGTAGAAATAGGGTTTGTTAATCAGTTGTCTAGAGCTCAACAAATAGAAGAATTATCTGCTGTTCAAGCTTGGATTCAAGATACTGCTCAGTTAGCTCAAATCAAACCAGAAGTATTAGATCTTATAAACGGGGATCAAGTAATTAAGTTCGACGCCAAGATAAGAGGTATATCTGAAACTTTAATTACTAATGACGATGAAGTACAAGTTACTAGAGAACAGAGAGCCCAAATGGCTCAAGCTCAGCAGCAAATGGAAGCTGGAGTAGGAATAGCTGATATTATTTCAAAGACAGGAGGATTAAATGGAACAGGAGGAGCTAGTTAAAAGAGCATCTACTTTTAGGAGAACTGCTAAAAGGTTGTTTAATACACTAGACGGTAAAAAAGTTTTAGCTTACTTAAAAGATAGTTATATAGATAATACAGCATTATCTTCAGATACTAATCAAACTATGTATAAGTTAGGTCAAAAGGAATTTGTTCAAGGCTTGGTAAGGTTAATAAATGAGCCAGATGAACTTGAAGAAATAATAGTAAAGCAATTATATAAGGATGAATAGGAGGAAATCTAATGAGTAGTCCAGAGATAGAAGTAAAAACTGAACAAGTTACGCAGACTGTACAATCAGAACCTGTGACTGTAGAGACTTCAGATTGGAAATCTAGTTTAGCAGAAGACTTGAGGAGTTCAGATAGCCTAAAAGATTTTAAAGACATAAACGGCTTAGCTAAAAGTTATATATCTGCTCAGCAGATGATAGGTAATTCTATAAGAATTCCAGGACCAGATGCTTCTGATGAAGCTAAAGCTGAGTTTTACAATAAGTTACAATCCGTACCAGGAGTTACGAGACTTCCTAATCCAGAAGACAAAGCTTCTATGGATCAGTTTTATAACTCTTTAGGGAGACCAGAATCAGCAGATAAATATAACTTAAAGTTTGCTGAAGGAATGGTAGTGGATGAAGCTGCAGTTTCTAATTTTAAACAGATAGCTCACTCTATAGGATTAACTAATGAGCAAGCTAACAAATTAGCTGAATTCGAAGCAGCTAGGTACAAAGCTTATGAAGAGAATATAATAAATTCTAGATCAGAAGCTGAAAATTTATTAAAAAGCGAATGGGGTAATGATTATACAGCTAGGTTACAAGGAGCCAAAGAAGTAATAAATCAATATAAAAGCAAATACCCAGAAGCTATAGAAGAATTGGTGCAGGGCCCAGCTGGGAATAACCCTGCCTTTTTATCTATGTTATCTGAACTATACGGAGCCATGAAAGAGTCAGGATCGTTAGTTCCCACTGAACAAAGTGTTAGCTACGGAATGACTCCGGCAGAAGCTAAAGCTCAGATACAAGAAGTCATGAATAACCGATCTCATGCTTACCACAGAGACGGAGATCCAGGACACGCAGCAGCTGTAGAGAAGATGGCCAAACTTTTTGCAGCAGCTTATCCAGATGAAGAGTAACACGACTCTTTATCTATCTTTCTAGAGGGTAGCATTTAAAGAAGGATTCTTGCAAATCTTTGATTTGCCGAGATGAGCGAAGAGGATGTCCTCAAATAGAAAGTAAACTTTGAAACAAGTCCGCGTAAGTGGGTAGCTTGAGAAAAAGATAAGTGTAAATTTAAATTTAAATACACATTTAACTTTTCGGAGAAATAAAAAATGTCAACTGAAGTAAACAAAGCATTTGTGCAACAGTTTAGTTCTAACCTTATAATGTTGGCTCAACAAAAAGGTTCTAAACTTTCTGGCACAGTTATGCGTAAAGATGTTACTGGTAAGTATGCACATTTCGATCGCTTAGGGGCTACTACAGCTACCTTAAGAACAGGTCGTCATGCTGATACCCCGCTAACAGACACACCTCACTCAAGAAGAAGAGTAAGTCTAAACGACTACGAAGTAGCTGATTTAATAGATCAACAAGATGAAATTCGTATGTTAATAGATCCTAAGAGTGCTTATGCTCAAGCTATGAGTATGGCTCTAGGTAGAACTCTAGATGATATAATTATAGATGCTGCTGACGGTTCAGCTACTGCAGTAGATGCTAGTGATAGTACTTCTACAGTTTCTGTAGCTCATACAGTAGATGAAGACTTCAATACATCTAACTCAGACATTATAGTTGAGAAAGTAATTGAAGCTAAACGTATACTTATGTCTAACGAAGTTCAACCAGATGAAGATTTATATTTCGTCCTAGACAGCAAAGCTCTTCATAACTTGTTGAAAGAAACAGAAGTAGCTAGCGTAGACTACAACAGCGTAAAAGCTCTTGTTAGAGGCGAAATGAATACTTATATGGGTTTCAACTTCATACAATCAGAAAGAATCAATAACTCTACAACTTCTGGAGAAACAGCATTCAAGAACTGTTTAGCTTATGCTAAATCAGGTATAGGTCTTGCTATGGGTTCAGATATTAAAGTTAAGATCTCTGATAGACCTGATAAAGGCCACGCAACTCAAGTCTATGCTTCTTTAACTGCCGGAGCAGTCCGCGTAGAAGAAGAAAAAGTTGTTGTTGTAGAAGCGTACAGAGCATAATAGAGAGGTAACTTAACATGGCAACTACAAAAACTACAAGACTTACTAATAGATTGTCTGGAGTTCTTCCAGACGCTCGTAAGGCAAAGGGTAGACCTGTAATGGTTCAAGATTCAGAAGAGTTAGCTACTGGAGAATTAGATGCTTCAGACGTAGTTCTTTATGACATTCTTGTACCTTCTAACGGTATACATGAAAGTGTACGTATCTATAATGATGATTTGGACAGCAACGCTTGCCCTACATTAGCTATAGATATAGGTTTATTTGCAGCAGAAGAATTCACATCTGTAACTAGCGGAACCGCTACTAAGCATGTTGCTGACGACGTATTAGATGCTGATATACTAGTTGACGGTTCAGCAGAAGCTCAATCTGCTAATACTGACTGGGTTAGACTAGTACCAGATTCTGCTACATTTGGACCAGAAGATGCAGGTAAAGCTTACTGGGAAATTTTAGGATACGATTCAGATCCTAAAACAAACTTCCGAGTAGGTGTTACTATGGCTACAGGAGCAGCTACAGCTGCTGCTGGAGATCTAGCTTTAATGGTAGTCTACACAGTAGATTAGTATTAATCTAACTTCCGGGGAGCTGCCTGAGAAATTCCTCCTTCTCTACAGCTCTCCACCTTTATTTTAGAGCTTTAAATCTAGAGTTCTAAACTAAAGGTTTAGTTATTAGGAGAATTTTAAACTAATGGCCAGTAAAGTAAAAATAGCTAACTTAGCATTAGCTAGACTAGGAGTATCTCAGATTACTAGTTTAACAGATAATACTATAGAAGCCAAATTTTGTAATTTATTATTTGAAGAAGTAGTAAAAGAAGTTTCTTTAGAGGGAGCTTTTAGTTCTACTATAAATAGAGCAACTTTAAACGTAACAGATAACACGCCTGCATTTGGATATGATTATGAATTTCAACTACCTACAGACCCATTATGTTTAAGAGTATTATCTATAAATGAAGATACTCCCGGTACTTATGACTTTAGAGTAGAAGGAGACAAATTATTAGCTAATATATCTACTATTAAAATAAAATATATAGGTTATCTAGAGAACAGCGGAAGTTACGATGAAGCTCTAAAAACAGCTATAGTTGCTAAATTAGCAGCAGAGTTAGCTTATCCTCTAACAGGATCTCAAAATGTAGCAAATATTCTATATAGAAAATATCAAGAAGAGCTAGAGAGAGCTAAATCCATAGACGGTCAAAATGGTTCTAGCGAGTATATCTATACTACAGATTTAACAACGGATATTAGATAATGGCAAAAATTTTAGGGTCACAAACTAATTTCACGTCAGGAGAAATAAGCCCTAGATTATATGGGCACGTAGATACAGTGTCCTATAAAAACGGTTTAAATACAGCTACAAACTGTATAGTAACTCCTCACGGTCCTATAAAGAGAAGAAACGGAACTAAATTTATAGCAAGAGCTAAATCAGTAACATCAACAGGAAATGCTAATGCTATTAAATTATTGAAATTCCAGTTTTCATCTTCTGATAGTTTTATATTAGAGTTCGGAGACCCTGCATCAGGTAGTCCATATATAAGGTTCTACGAAGACGGAGGTCAGGTAGTAGAAACAGCAGATTCTATAACAGGTATAACACAAGCATCCCCTGCAGTAGTAACTACAGGATCAGCTCACGGATTGACAGCAGGTGATAACGTGTATATTACCGGAGTTGTAGGTATGACTGAGATAAACAGACCTAACCAGCCATATCAAGTAGGAACAGTAGGATCGTCTACCACCTTTGAAGTAAAGGAAATAGGAGGTGGATCTATAGATTCTACTGGATTCACTGCATATTCATCAGGGGGATCTGTAGAGAAAATTTATGAGATTACAAGTCCTTACGATATAGCAGACATAGACGATTTGAGTTACGTACAATTCGGAAATATAATATACATAGCTCACCCTAGTTATGCTCCTAGAAAACTTACACGAGTAAGCTCCACTAACTGGACGTTAGAAACAATGGAGTTTAGTCCTCCTCCTACAGTAGAGTTAGGATACGAGCCTGCTACTACAGTTACTCCAGCTGCAACTTCCGGAACATCAGTTAACTTTACAGCAGGTGCTTCTACTTGGTTACAAGGAGACGTAGGACGTCAAATTATAAATCAAAGCTCAGGAGAAACAGGGGTAGCTATAATAACATCAATAACTTCTGCTACAGTAGCTGTATGTGATATAATAGAAAGTTTTACAGATACTAACGCTATAGCTTCAGGAGATTGGAAATTAGATTTATCTCCAATAGCAGATTTAGAAGTCTCGGGCGTAGCAGCAGGATCTATAGTAAGAGTATACTCCAAATATCCAGCTAACGCTAAAGGGACAGCTTTATCTATAACAGGAATAACTAACGCATCTCCTGCAGTAGTAACTACAGGATCATCTCATGGGCTATCAGCTGGAGATAAAGTATATATAAAAGATGTGCTAGGTATGACGGAAATGAACGGTAGGACCTTAGTAGCAAGGACCCCTTCTAGTACAACTTTATCATTATACGATACTTCAGGTACAGCTTTCAATTCATCACCATTAACTACATATTCATCTGGAGGCACTGTACAGAAAGTATTTACAGATATAAAACAAGATACATTTAGGTCAGCAGATGTCGGTAAATACATACTAATAAACGACGGTGTACTTAAAATAATAGAACTGGTATCTGCTACAGAAGTTAAATGTGAGGTTCTCAAAGCTTTATCCTCTAGAGATGACTCTGGAAACTGGACACTAGAAGAAGAAGATTGGACTGCAGATAGAGGGTATCCTAGATGTGTAGGTTTATACCAAGAACGCTTAGTGTTCGGAGGAACAGCTTCTAATCCTACCACTTTATATTTTTCAGAGACCGGTATTTTCGATGGATTCGGAGTAGGCTCTTTAGATGAAGATGCTATAATAATAGATGTATCTTCTAGAGAAGTTAATAGAATCAACTGGTTAGCTAACTCTAGAGATCTAGTTGTAGGAACTGCAGGGTCGGAAGTTACTGTAAGTGCACCTTCTGCATCTACAGGTTTATCTTCATCTAATATAGAATTACTAACAAGAACATATCACGGATCAGAAACTCAAAGCCCTATAACTGTAGGAACAGAGATACTATTCGTTCAAGGATCCACTAGAAAGATAAGATCTTTCAGATATGATTTTAATATAGATGGTTATACAGGAGATGACTTAACTTTTTACGCAGAGCATTTAACTGAAGGTGGAATAAAAGAAATATCTTATACTAAAGAGCCAGACCCTACTATATATGCTGTTACTAATAATGGTGAACTTTTAGTAGGAGTTTACTTTAGAGAACAGAAGATTTTAGGATGGTCTAAATATACAACAGATGGGGATGTAGAAAACGTACAAGTAATATCTAATGGGACTACGGATGAAGTATGGTTAGTAGTAAAAAGAGTAATAGATGGAGTTACCCATAGATATATAGAGCTGTTCGATGAATCTACAGGAGAGGACAGAATAGATGGGTTTTCAGATAGCTATTTAACATATTCAGAACCTAAGGTTATAACTGGTATAACTAAAGCTAATCCTGCAGTAGTAACTTCAGCATCTCATGGGTTTTCTAATGGGGATAGAGTTAAAATAATAGATGTAGAAGGGATGACTGAAGTAAACGGTAAATCCTTTTTAGTAGCTAATAAAACAGCTAATACTTTTGAATTAACTACTCTGCAGGGAGCTAACGTTAACAGCAGCTCTTATACTACTTATAGTAGCGGAGGAGAAGTCCATAAATTAGTTACTACTATAACTGGACTAGATCATTTAGAAGGTGAAACCGTACAAGTAAAAGCAGACGGGGCAGTACATACAGATAAAACTGTTACTGACGGAGCTATAATTTTAGATAACTATCATTATGAAGTTACTGTAGGGCTAGCTTACACTACAACAATCAAGACTTTACAGAAAGAATTTGATATAGGTAATGGAAGCATGCAAGGCCAAAAATCCCGCTTTATAAGGCCTATATTGAGAGTTTATAAATCAACCCACCCTCTGGTAGACGGCAACTTATCCCCCTCTAGAAACGCTTCTAATGAGATGGATGAGGCCGTTCCACTATATAGCGGAGATATACAATACGGTACTCTTAACTGGTCAAATAATGGACAGTTAACTATAACCGTTAGTACCCCCTTACCCCTACAACTATCGGGTATATTTGGGTCTTTTGAGGGTAATTTAAGTTGACAAACTGACTAATATATGATAGAATAATACTATTAGGCAAAGGTAATTATGGCGTTTTTAGATTTTAATCAGGTTTTTCCTACACTATTAGGTAGTATAGGTAGCATATTTGACATGCAGAGAGGGATAAATACTCAGATAGCTGCTAGCAAATACGCAGGTCTGGGATATAGACAGCAAGCTGCATCAACTAAAGAGATAGCTGAATATAATATAGAATTAGATAGGCAGGACCTTAATAGACAATTAGATAGCTTTTCGAGGGATATATCTAACATAATGGCTACCCAGAGAGCCCAAATGGCAGATACAGGAGCTTCTATAACGTCTAAATCTTTTAGAGCTCTACAAAATAAAGTCTTAGATCAATCTATTAGGCACATTATTCAGGCTAGAAATGCTAGCAAGATACAGGAAGATCAGAGAAGATTTCAAGCTAGGCAAGCTGAAGTGGAATTTGAAAATCAAGCTAGACTATCAGAATATCAAGCTAAAGTTAATATATATAAATCGCAGCAAGGAATGTTCTCCAACATACCATCTCTGATAAATCAATTCGGAAGTTTATTTTAGGAGTTAATGAATGGTAACAATATATAGGCCAGAAGAACCTAAAGTAGGAGGTACTACTAGATTAGACTCCTATACTCCTAACAACGGGGCTATTTATAATCAGATGTCTCAGGTAGAAGCTTCTCTAGGTAAGTTTATACAAGATCAAGCTCAAGAAGCATTTAACAAAAATGATGCTAATTTTAAAGATATTCAATACAATACCGCTACTATAAAGGCTAGAGAAGAATTCTCTGCAGCTTATATGAAGAAGATGGAGGAGATAAAGGCTGCAAAGGGAAATGTAGATCTTAAAACTTTACCCGCTGAAATAAAAAAGTTATCTGAGGATATAAATGCCAAATACGCAGGCTCTATATTAGACCAAGGAGTTAGAACTGCTGCTGAGAGGGACTTTAATCATTTTACTATAAATAAAGGACTAGAGGCAGTGGCTACTGCTACTAGACTTCAAGAACAAGAAGCTGCTAAGTTAGATGCAGAAGCTATAGATATGGCTGAGCTAGATGGTGACTTAGCTGCTTTAAATTCAGCAGTAAATAGATCCATAGCTGCTGGACGTATGATGCCATCAGAAGGCAGAAAGGTTATAGAAAGAGTTACTAAAAAATTAGAGATTGAACAACAGAAAGCTGATATAAGAGAATTTTCAGATAGTATTCAAGATGACCCAGTATTAGCTTCTAAGTTCGCTGATATGAAATACTCTGAAGCAGAATCTCTAGGTATAGACTTAGATACTTTCGATAAAATGAGAAAGATAGCTAGTGTTCAAAATAAAGCGAATATAGAAAAAGCCAGCAGGGAAGAGCAGGATAAAGAGAGGTTAATATCCGAAAACCAAAAAGCAGTATATGCAGATCTAGGTATAAGAATACTTGAACGTAAAGCTACTGAAGCAGATTTATATACAGCTGAAGCTATAGGTTCTATAAATAAACAGCAATTAAAATCTTTATTAAAGCAGAAAAAATCAGAAGATTCTAAAGAGAATAAATTTAATAAATTAACGGATGCCTTAAATGCTGGAGATAACGTATCTATAGATTTTACAGATGAGGATATAAGCAATCATTTCAAGAAGAGAGTAAAAGATAAAGAAGCTTCTATAGAGGCCCCTTTAAATCTAGAAGAAAAAGCTAAAATGGCAGATGAGTATAACTCACCAGTTAATTATCTAAAAGATGATATAGTTTATAACTTTAAGGACGGAGATTCTGAGCAAGCTTTAAGAGCATATGATTTACTTACAGTAAAGAAAAGCAAAGCTTTAGATAAGATGTCAAAAGAAGATAGAGCAGCTTTATCGTTAGCATCTACATTAGCGGTAGAACACGGTATACCAGTATCTAGAGCTATAGAGATATCCAAAGAAAACGTATACAACAAGGATACAGCTAGAGTAAAAACTTTGGAGGATAGGTTCACAGATATAGAGGAATTTAAGGATAAGAATATAGATTCTACTATAAGGAATATGTTTGGATTAATAAATTCTCCAGTAGATAAGGGAATAGAAACTTTAAAGGAAGTATCCCCAGCTTTAGGAGGATTAGCAGATTACACTCCAAGGATACTTAGAGTAAGTACCCCATTTGGTTTAGGTGACAAAGCTATACAGCCTGAAACTATAAGTAAGTTTAAAAGTGCATTGAAAGAGTTTTATGTTGCTACCAACGGAGATCTACCATCAGCTATAAAAGCGTTTAAAGATTCTGTAAGTACTACTTATGGAGTAACCGAATTTAATGAATCTAAAGGATATATAGACGATACTGAACAGTTTATGTATATGCCGCCAGAAATGGCCTATCCTAGAGCTACATCATCAGAACTAAAAGCTGATTTTATAGAGTATCTAGACGGTAAATTACCAGAAGGGGTTACAGCAGATCAAGTTAAAATAGGCTCTGACCGCCTCACCGCAGCAGCAGGACCTAATGGGGCATCTTATAATTTATATTATATAGATAATAAAGGATTAGTTCAAGTACTTAAGAACAAAAATAATCAGCCGCTTAGATGGAGACCAAATTACGAATCCATAGTAACTTCAAGTAGAGCTAAAGTTATAGAAGAAGCTAATATAGAAGCTTTAGAAAATACAGCTAAACGCAAAGCTTTATCTAAAACTAACCTAGTAAGCGACTACAGATTCAATGCCGATAGAGTAAAGGACATACTGGAAGGTGAAAATGAGTAGGGAGTTAACTGAACAGGATATTATTAATGAAGTTTCTATATCTTCAGTTATTACTGAAGCTCCAGAACTAGATATTTCTGAAGTTGAATCTAATAAGTTAGAAGCTATAAAAAGAGGGTTTATAAGAGAAAACGACGTGCTATCTTTAACAGAACCTTTAAAAGATAACATGAGGACTAACCCGGAATATAACGGCATGGAGAAACTTATAGGGACGAAGTATGAACCTTTTATAGAAGCAGCTATGTATGCTGATAATGATGACGAGTTAAATAGAGTTTTAAAGCAGATAGATTACGAAATAGATTCTAATAAGATAATAGAAGAGAATCCGTGGTCAGGGTTATTTGGTGAAATAGTAGGAGGTCTAGTCAGCCCAACTACATTAATACCAGCCAGCGGATACTTGAAAGCAGCTAGCAAGATAGCTACTATGAGTAGAACAGCTTTAGCAGGTGCTGCTACTGGAGCAGGTATAATAGGAACTCAAGAGTTTATACTACAGCAAAATCAATTAGTTAGATCTGCAGAAGAATCTGTAGCCAATACTATAGCAGGAGCCGTAGGAGGCTCTATATTTGGAGCAGCTGCTGGGGCTCTTCTGGGCAGAACTGAAAAGGAAGCTGCTGAAGAACTAATAAAAGACGCCTTAACTAAAGGTGAAATTAAATTAGCGTATAAAGAAGACGGTAATATAGATTTTGATAGATCTATGGGGGCAGCATCGGTTGACCTAATAAAACAAAGAACTGCCGAAGGATTAGCTAATATATCAGAAAAAGCTGTTAACATGCTATCTCTAAAGTCTATAGGATTAGCCGGACCTCATATTAGAACTTTGACCTCTAAATCTCCTACGGTAAGAAGACTAGGGAACAACAGCTTCAAGGGAGGTGGATTTACTTTAAACAAGAACTTAGAAGGGGTACGTACAGACGACTCTATGGAAGGTTTACTTAGCGAGTTTAATGCTAAAGTGGTAGGAATGAACGTAGAGTTAGAGAAAGCTTATGCTGAATATGCAGGATTAGCTGGGAAATCTTTTCAGAAATTAAGATCTGTTTACGGACAAATAACTAAAAAGATACCTAGCTACGAAGAGTTCTCGAGTAAAGTAGCAGATGGTCTAAGAAAGGGTCAATCTGATATACCTGAAGTACAGAAAGCTATCAATATATTAAGACCTGAAACTATAAGAATAGCTAAAGAATTACAGGAAATTGGAATCTTAAGTAAAGAAATATCAGATGAAGATATGGTTAAATACCTATCGAGAAGATGGCTAGTAGATAAAATACATCAGGATAGGAGAGGGTTCGAGAAGAAATTAGCAGGTTATTTCGAATCTAGAGGGGTAGATTCAGACCAAGCAGGTCTTTCTGCAGTTAAAGCTACAGATAATATTTTAGGGTTGGGTGACGATCAGTTAGAGATGACTTCTATAATAAAGGATATAGTTAGAACTAAAACAGGTAAGTTTACTAAATCTAGAGTATTAGGTCAAGGTGATCCTGAATTCGACAATATATTTAGAGAATATATAAACCAAGATGGATTGGCTAACGCTTTAAGTTATATAACTCAAGGTCAGACATTAATAGAATTCCGAAAGATGCTAGATAGATTAGGATACGAATCTGTAGCTGATTTAAAGAGGACTGTAGCTGACGAATTAACAGAACTAGCTAGAATAGAGAAGTTATCTAAAGATCAAGTCGATGCTGAAATGAGCTTGGTAGACGATGTAATGGCTATAAATTTAGGTCAATTTGGTTTAACTAGAAACGGTGACGAAGTCCTAAGAGTACTTAGAAAATATCAAGTACTTACTCTTCTAGGAGGAGTGACTATATCATCAATGCCGGATTTAGCTATGCCTGTATTTAAACACGGGTTAGGTTCTACTTTTAAAGATGGATGGTTACCTTTAGTTAGAAACTTAAAAGAAGCTAAATTATCTAGAGATCAATTAAAAGATGCTGCAGTAGGATTAGAATTAGAAACCAACGAAACTTTAAGAGCTATAGTAGACCCTACATTTAGTTTAAACAAATCTAAATCTAGATTAGAAAACTATATGGATATAGGTACAGATCAGTTCTCTAAATTAACTCTCATGTCTTATTGGAATAATTTTAATAAAAGATTAGCAGGCCACATGAGTGCAGCTAGAACTCTAAGATCTATAAAGAACTATCAAAGTTTATCTAAAAAAGAGAAAACTAGATTAGCATCATTAGGAATAGACGAAAGGCTAGCTAATAAAATAAAAGCTGAAGCTGAAAAATATTCAAGGGAAGTCGACGGGTCTTTCATACCTAATCAGAAATCTTGGAGAGACGATGAGGCTAGAAGAGCATTTAATCAATCTGTATTAAAGGACGTAGAATCTACAATTATAACTCCCGGTAGAGGTGATATACCATTAATAGTACAGAAAAGTGAGTTAGCTAAAACTATATTTCAATTTAAATCATTCACGGCAGCTGCTACTAATAAAATATTAATTAGCGGTCTTCAAAGAAAAGATAAAGAAACTCTTCAAGGTATAGTAATGCTTATAACTATGGGAGGTATAGTTAACGAGATAAAAGCTCAGCTAGCAGGTAGAGAAGGGGCTAAAGATGCTGATGATTTTATAAGAGAAGGTATAGCTAGATCCGGAGTAGCTGGATTAATAGGAGATGTAGCATTTACAACATTACCTGGGCTTAATAGTTCTAGATTTGCAGCTTTAAATACTAAAGATGCTTTATTGGGACCTACAATATCTCAAGCTACCAGTATACCTGAGTTATTAAATAGAGTTTCAGACGGAGACCTGTCAGATGAAGATAGAGCTAAAATGAAAAGATTTATACCTTTTCAGAATCTATTCTACATAAACGGTTTATTTAGTCAAGTGAACGGTAAGTAATTATGACTATAAGTACAGATACTTATAAAAATACATATACAGCTGACGGGTCAGATACTACTTTTGATTTCTCCTTTAAGATTTTAGACGAGGATCATCTTACAGTAGAGGTTATAAACAGTTCAGGAACTCTTCAGCTTCAAAGTATAAATATAGATTACACTGTATCTGGAACAGGTAATACTGACGGTAGAACTAATTATACATCAGGAACTGTAACATTTAGTACAGCTCCTCTTAGCGGTACTACAGTAATAATTAAAAGATCTACTCCTTTATCTCAAGTTACTGATTATGTGGAAAATGATACTTTCCCAGCAGAAACCCATGAAGAAGCTTTAGATAAGCTAACTTTGATAGCTCAAGATATGCAAGAGCAATTAGATCGTTGCTTTAAAATGGATTATACTGGAGAGGATACTACAGATTTTACCTTACCAGACCCAGTAGCTAATTACTATATACGGTTTAATGACGATGCTACAGGATTAGAAGCAGTTGCTAATACCGGCTCTATAGGCCTTGACAACGTCGTAGAGGACCCTTCTCCTCAGCTAGGGGGGAACTTAGACGTCAATGGAAACACTCTTACATCGGCTTCTAACGGCAATATAACTATAGATCCTCACGGTACAGGAATAATAGAATTAAATGCTGCAACTGTTACAGTAGAGGACGACATAACTCACGCCGGGGATACCAATACAAAGATAACTTTCGGTACAGATACTATTAACTTTCAAACTGGCGGATCGTCTAGACTAGATATCAGTGACTTAGGAGTAAGATTGGGAGGGGCGAACCTTAGAGTAACTACTATATTAGATGAAGATGACTTATCATCTAATAGCGATACAGCACTAGCTACTCAGCAATCTATTAAAGCCTATACAGATAATACGGCGGTCATCAAAGCTAGCCCGATTTTAGGCGGAGATTTAGATCTAGACGGATACTCTATAATAACCAACGATAACAATGAGTCTATAACTATAAATCCTCACGGATCTGGATCTATAACATTGACTACAGATTCTGGAGGAAATGTTAATATAGCTTCAGCTAATGATATAGATCTACAATCTGACTCTATATTGATAGGTAACAAGATAACGCATAAGGGTGATACTAATACTTTTATAGCAGTAACTACAGATGCATGGGATATGCAGACAGGAGGAAGCTCTAGATTAGACATCACCGACTCGGGGGTCAGATTAGGTGGAGCTAATTCTAGAGTAACTACTGTATTAGATGAAGACGCTATGGGTTCAGACAGCGCTACAGCACTAGCTACTCAGCAATCTATTAAAGCATATGTAGATAATAAAGCGGCTACTAATGCTCAAATGGATACTGGTACTGCAACTAATGTATATGCTACACCATCTAATACTTTATACCACCAATCTACAGCTGCTGCTTGGGCTAATATACAACTTGATTTTCCAGGACCTACAGTTACAGTTCTGGATAGCATGAATGTAGCTTCAGTATCATCATCTGGAACTACACCTAATACTACTAGTATAGTATTGGACGTAGATGCTGCTAATACTAACTATATAGCATTTGCTATAGATGACAAAGGATCTATATGGGGAGTATCTAATAAAGCTACAACAGGCTTCGACACAACTTTAATAACTAACGTAGACCGTAACTTACATGTAGTGGTTTACGGGAATCTAACTACATAATTGACTATGGAGATATCCTATGACAATAAGCTCAACTACAAGTAAACATACCTATAGCGGTAACGGGTCTACTACCGAGTTTGCTTTTAGTTTTCCTATACTTGACGAATCGCACTTAAAGGTGCAGGTTAAATCTTCTTCAGGAGTGGTTACAGATCAGACTATAACTACTCATTATACAGTATCCGGTACAGGTAATACTTCAGGATCTACAGATTATTCTTCTGGTACTGTTACATTCCTATCAGCGCCTGCTAGCGGATCTACAGTAATAATTAAAAGAAATGTTCCAGCGACTCAAGAAGTAGATTATTTAGAGAATGATACTTTTCCAGCAGAAACTCACGAGGACGCTATAGACAAATTAACCATGTCTATTCAACAACTTAAAGAAGGTTTGGATAGATCCTTCAAAGTAGATTCTGCTGTGAGTACAACTATAGGGGAAGTAGGAACTCCTACTGCAGATTATTATCTTAGAAGAAATTCTAGTAACGACGGGTTTACATGGGCCGCAGGTACAAGTACTTATACAGATGAATCTATACAGGATCTTGTTGGAGCCATGTTTACAGGTAATACTGAAACAGGTATAACAGTAACTTACCAGGACTCAGACGGTACTATAGATCTAGTAACATCTGACTTAACAGTAGCAGGAGATTCCGGTTCTACAGCAATGTCTTTAGGGGATACTTTAACTGTAGTCGGAGCTGACGGTATTACTACTGCCATGTCAGGAGATACTTTAACTATAACTGGATCAGGATCAGGGGTATCCGATGGTGATAAAGGGGATATAACAGTATCAGGTTCAGGAGCTACGTGGACTATAGATAACGATGTTGTAACGTATGCTAAAATGCAGAATGTTTCAGCTACAGATAAACTATTAGGTAGATCTACAGCTGGAGCAGGAGATGTAGAGGAAATAGCTTGTACAGCATTTGCTAGATCTATACTAGATGATGCGAACGAAGCAGCTTTCAAGGCTACTGTTAACTTAGAAATAGGAACAGACGTTCAAGCTTATGACGCAGATCTTACTACTTTAGCTTCATCTTTTACTTCAGCATCAGCTTCTGCAGGAGCTAGTTTAGCTTTTCATGAAGATACCGATAACGGTACTAATAAGGTAACTATATCAGCACCTCCTGCTATAGCTTCAGACTTTTCTTTGTATCTTCCTATAGCTGATGGTACAGCTGGTCAGTTGATGAAAACGGACGGCTCTGGTCAATTGGGTTGGGCAGACGCCGGTGCAGCTTCCCCTGGAGGATCTGATAATCAAGTACAATTTAACGATGGAGGATCGCTAGCAGGGGCCTCTGGTGTAACTCATGAGGCTACTGGAGAATTAAATGCTACTGTTCAAGTAACTATAGGAGGTAACTCTACAGCTGCTGGTAAATTAAAATTATTGGAAGATACAGATGACGGATCTAACGGTGTAACTATAACAGTTCCAGCTTTAGCTGCAGATTATACTTTAACTTTACCTACAACAGATGGGGGAGCTAACGAGTTTTTAAAGACGGACGGTTCAGGTAACTTATCATGGGATACTGTATCAGCATCTGCCGGAGGCTCTAATACTCAAGTACAATATAACTCATCTAATGCTTTAGCAGGAGATGCTAATTTTACATACGATGGGCTAGGAACTGCTACTTTGACTGTAGGTATAATACTAGGAGGTAACTCTTCTGCTGCAGGTAGTCTAGTGCTGAAAGAGGATTCCGATAATGGAACAGACTATGTAGAAATAAAAGCTCCGGCAGCTATAGGAACTACTTTCACATTAACTTTACCTGATAATGATGGAAGTTCTAACCAAGTATTATCTACCAATGGTTCAGGAGTTTTATCGTGGGCTAATCCCGGTAAATTCGAACTAGTGTCTAGCGCTACAGCATCAAATTCAGCTACTATTGACTTTACGGGTTTAACTAGCTCTTATTCAGTGTATTGTATAGCTTTAGTAGATATAGTTCCAAGTACAGATGCGGTGGAGTTTCATTTACTTACTAGTATTAATAACGGATCTAGCTACGACACGGGAGCTTCGGATTATGCTTGGGCATATGAATACAGATCTATGAATACTGTTCCATCAGGAGGTATAGTAGGAGATCAAGCAGATGCTAAGGGAGTTATAATGCAGAACTTGGGTACTGGAACAGGAGAAACCTTAAACGGACTGTTGTACATCTACTATCCAGCAGGTACTAACTACACTAACTATGATTTTCACGGAGTATGGAGAAGCGCTGACGCTACAGATTATATAATAAAGACTGGTGGTCGAAGATTATCTGCTGCAGATGTAGATGCTATTAGATTTGTGATGTCTTCAGGTAATATAGCTTCAGGTTCTATATATTTATACGGGTTGAAAAATTCTTAAGGTGATTATATGCATAAAATAGTTAACGGAAAACAAGTAGAATTAACAGAAGAAGAGACATTAGAACTAAAAGAACATCAAGATAGATGTATAGAAAAATCTAGGTCTAGAGAATACGCTTTAAAAAGACAGTTGGAGTACCCGTCTATACCAGAGCAGCTTGATATGATATACCATCAAGGTGTAGATGTATGGAAAGCATCTATAAAAGCAGTAAAGGATAAGTACCCTAAGCCTACGGAGTAGATATGAATAATTACTGCCTAGTATATACTAAGAAGGTATATAACAGGGACACTGGTCAAGTGGAAGAACAAGAAGTTACAGTGGTACCTGCCCCTAATTGGATGAAAGCTAACAATTATAATATCAATAAGTTAGCTCAAAAGCTGGGTATAAAGAACTACAAGATAGTAAACAAGGCTAAAAATACCCCTTAAAAGCCCCTGAGAAGCCCTATAAGGCCTTTAAATCATATCCTAGTAGGGAGGTAGCCCTACAATCAATCGGCCCTTAGGGGCCCCTAAATCACGTTTAAACTCAGTATCCTAAAGGATATGAGACTGGAGAGCGATAATGCATATATTAGAATCTATAGTTACAGGAATACTGCTGTTATGGTTAGGTTCTATGGAGTATAGAATGAGACGATTATTTGAAGTATCCGATCAGAAGCCGGATAGAATTGAAGTTAAAGAGTTGATAGATATGAAGCAAGAAGCTTTAAAGAGCTCAGATGCTGATATTAAAGAAGATGTAAAACGTCTAGAAACTAAAATAGATAGATTAATTGAAATGCAGCTTAACTCTTAGACAAAAACAAAGCCCTTTCAGCTTTTCTACGTCTAGTAAGACCTTCAAGTATTCTACCGTTAGCTTTATTCCATTTAAGAAATTCATCTGCTGCAGACTCATATTCCTCATTATTTACTCTTTTAAGAAGAGTGGACTTCCTTAAATTACCCTCTCCAACATTATAGCAAAAAGATACTAAAGCAGAAAACTGATTACTATTTAATATCACCATTAGATTACGCTTGACCGCCTGCGCGTACTCCTCTAAATCAGATATTAAAAGCTTCTCAGCTTGCGCTTTAGTAATAACCATTCCGGGTTTCACCCCTTCTGTATGACCATATCCTATAGTCCATACCCCTGCAGGACACCTATAAGCAGATAACATACATCCTTCAAACTCTTTAACTATTTCCAGTCCTCTATCGTTTAGAACCATAATTACCTCTCTAAATATTCTTTCACGGTTTCAGGTTGAAAACCAACAGCTAATAAAAAAGATTTAAAGTTATCTATATAGTCAGATATATAATCTAAATTAGTTAGAGTTACCTCTATAGATTCAGTACTACTCTCATATTTAAAAGTTACTCTAGTAGTTTCCATTTGTCTTCTTCCCAGCAATTATTATATTTAAATCCGGTAATTATACTTTCTATACCTTCGAATCTTAAATCTTCTATCAAATTAGTTATAAAGTAATAATGTAGCATCTCATCTGGTATTATATCTAGCGGAGTATCATCCATACATAACACTGTCTCGTAAGCTAATATTAAAGACCCTAATCTCAAAGATACTACTCCGTAAACTATACCGTATGGTATACCCTTTCTAGTACACTTTAGATTTTTCCTCAAAGCCGTATTAATATAATCATAACCTAACTCTTTAGCTATGCTTTGAAGTTCTATTTTAAGTCTATTTAATTCCTCTTGAGTAATTAATATCATACTACTTACTAACTTTAAAACAATCCTTGCATAAATACTTTTGTAGTTTCTTTTCCTTATAGGAGTATGTTCCGTACTTGATTAAGTTTCCGCCTTCGCAATTAGAACATGTAGCAGGTTTATACATCCTAGTTAATAACATAGAATTACCTCTAGGTACTACATATTCATTTAATCTTTTATCTATAGATTCAACCAGCCTAACGTCTTGCTTACAATACTTAACCATTTTATTTAGAGCTTTTTTATCTCCCTGGACTACTTTAATCCAATCGTCAAACGTCATGGGGTTTTTTCTACCTAGTTTTAACATCTTACCTAAAGAATCCAGCCTATTAGAGTCAAACTTAAATACTTTCCTATACTCCTTTAAAGTATCTATAACAGGAGTTTCGCACCAAGCATCTGCTAATCCTCTTAGAGCTATAGCTGTTCTTATTTCTTTAACGTCATAGTTCTCTGCATTATGTCCGCAAAGAACATCTGCCTCTTCAGCTATTTTATTAAACTCTTTTAGCATCTTAGTATCGTCTTGATTCTTATCCCACGTTAAACACTCTACTTTATGTGAATCAGACCATTTATATGCTATACATATTATCTTACTAGGTTCTAATATTTGATCGTAATTAACGTATTGTTTACCTGTTCTCCACACTGCTGCTGTTGAAAAGGTCTTCTCTATATCAAAATATAATACCCGCCTACATTTTTCAGTTATTGACATCATATTTATCACCTATTCTCCATTTTATTAAGGCTAAATAATCCTTTAAATAAATACTTTCCTGAATAATAATTGGAAGAAAAATTATAAGCCAACTTACATTTATAATCCCTATTAATTTAAGCAATAGTAAAGTTAAAAATATCCTAATCATTAACGTACTCTATCCAATACTGATCGTGTATTTCTTTACCGACTAAATCTACCCTAGCAGCAAGATCACATAACAACTCGTTCTTTAAATGAGGCCATTTATCTATTGCTATAAACACAGCCTTTTTAGTAGCCTTCCATCCTCTTTTTATGTACCATTTTTCTATGAAGTTATTGTGAAAATATATCCTCGGTCTTCTATAACCTGGGACATTAGAGCTTTCAGTACTCATTCCAGGTATTATTCTCTGAATTACATGTAAAGCTTTAGCTATTTTATATACCCATTTAGGAGGTAATATCCTCTCGTATCTTACAGATCCATACTTCTCTTTACAGCTAAGATGACATCCGGTTTTAGACTCTACGTAATCGTATATAAAACTTTCTGCTTTATATAAACCTTCCCAATCGAAACTCTTATCTTCCCATTGATGGTAAGGCATTATATTATCTCCTCTACATAATTTATTGTTATAGGATTAAATGAGAGAAAGCTATAACTATTTCTCATCTCTATATAAACTTCAAAGAAATCCCCGCATTCAGCGTATATAAATTCACTTATAGGTAATGTCTCATTAGATACGTCTTCTACATCACCTGAAGATGCGAAACCTATTTTAGATATAGATTCTAATTGTATATAACTATCTCCTTCTAAATACAAATGTATTTTATTAGGAGCCGCTACTTCTACAGCTTTTATAGATTCTCCTTTAAATCTATTTATATGCTTAGTCATTCTAACTCCTGTATAGTTATGATAACTTTACCTTCCGGTTTATACACGTTTCTTCTTATTATCCTAATGTCATCGAATAATTTATCGTCACTATATAACCCTGCCTTTTCCATAGCATCTAAAGTAGCTTTTAATAAGTTATCTAAATCCCTTCTTCTATTATCGGGAGGGTATACCTCCATCACTAAACTCATGTTACCTACTAATTTAGGGAGGTCCTTAGTAGCTTCAAACACATCTTCTCTAAACTTCACACCTTGTTTTTTAACAAACCTTCTATGGCCACATACTCCCCAGTAGTGATTTACAGAAGGAGGATAAGGTAGTTCTATCTTGATAAGACATTCTCCTTACAGTTACCTGCATGTTTCTTTAAATACAAACACTCTTCTGATATAGGATTCTTGCAGGATTCTTTTAATCTTTCACATACTGTACTGTCTGCTATAGAAGAAGCTATCATAAAGATAACTATAGCGGAGGCTATCATGCCTATAACTGGAAAACAATCCTTTAAATCTATATCCATATATTCTCCATTAATAATAAGAGGGCTTTTTTATAGTAGAGCCCGAACTACTACGTCTAAGTTTTTTATGGAAACTTAATAAACCTAACATCCTGTAACCCTTAGATACGTGTGCTATCCTTTTCTCCCACTCAACACCTCCTGGGATTTTACCCAGACCGTCCTTGGTTAAATTGATCATCCATAATTCCTTAAGAGCATCCTAATTACTGAATATATCCTTGATGTCCTTAATAAATCTTATTTACCATTGCTCTTAGTTTTAATTCTAACATAGAGGTTTGTTTTCTGTCAACCCTATATTGTTTGTTCACTGACTTACAATTCCAAAACCTTCTAACTTCTTCTAATATAATATTATCTAGCTTTAAATCTCTTTCTATTTTATGTACTGATATCGGTAAGTATAGCTCACTATTTCTTTGAGTCAAGTTAGTTGACAATATAGATAAATATCCAGTATTACGATTACAGCATATCATCTGGGTATATAGCTGAGTTAAGTAATATAAAGGAGGTAAATTACCCCACTTCAAAGCATTACTAGGCCTAGTAGATTTGCATTCCAATAATACCTTTTTATCCCCTGCGTCCGGAGTAGCTCCTAGACCTATATTTCTGTCTACAAAAAATGCTTTATAGTTGAATAATTCAAAACTGCTATTAAGTACTTTATTGGTACACTCTACTACTAAAGATTCTAATTGTCTACCTAACCACATATAACTATTATCTAAAATTTGTATATTAGCTTTAGATTCTATTAACTCTTTAACAGTTTTCCAGGGATTTAACCCTAGAATTACTCCTATATCAGAGGCGGTCAACACTTTTTGCCTAATTTCAAGCCATTCTTGTTCTGTTAAGTTGTCTAGTCTTTCGAACACTATTAACCTCTTAGTCTTCTAATATACCTATAAGTATTAGTAATATAACACCTACAGATACCCCTACTGTAAAATATATTAAGAATTCCATTTGGTTCTCCTGGCTTCAATAGCCTTATTTAAAGCTCTCTGAGTTCTTATATAATCTATTGTACCTATTACACAAGAGTATATGCAGTATAAAAATCCTATAATAGGGAATCCGAATATCAACATTAAAACTAATATAGTTCCTATGCTCATTATTTAAGCTCTTTATCTATAGCCCTTATAAGTTCTATGAATTTAGGGTTATCTAAGGCAGTTACTAGATCGTCTATCTTAGCTCTTTGTAGTAGAGCTGCCATGTCTAGATGGCGTAAAAACTGTTCCATGATGAACTTATTATCATGTGCTCTACCTTCAGCTATGGCTGTAGATACTGCTAAGTTATAAGCTTGACCTCGAGCTGCTCGCGTTGAAAAATCATCACTCATCTTTCTTATCCTCTTCGTCTGGTAAACTATAAAATCCATCTTCTTGAGCCATTCTAACTAGCTCATCTAAAACTTCACTTCTATCTGAGTATTCTTGTTTCCAGTCATATTCTCCAGCAAGTTCCCATTTATCGTCATCCCATATATCTTCTAGCCCGTCATATAGAGTTACATCCCACTCTTCTATAATGCTATCAGAATCTTCCTCGAAGAATAGACCTTCTGTTTCTGACTCATAGTCTCTAACTGCTTCCATGTTATCTATACTTCCTATCAATCTAGTATACGATAATCCGCCGTCTATCCCTACTGCCTTGCAGCTACATAATTTAAAATCATGTGTGTATTCACTTACTAGCATATCTCCACATAGCTTACATATAATAGCATTAGGTCTAATTTTCATTTATATTACTCCTAATAAATATAATATAAGCCATATAGGAAGTACTACAGTTAATCCAAATACTATTGCAAACTGTGAAGTTAAAGCTAGTATTATGAAGATGCATAGTATTATGTCTAAAATGTCGCCTAATTTACTTTTCATATAATTTAGCATCTCCTGGATTTTTCCAGTATACTCTGGACCATTCTCCGCCTTCCTTACGCCACCTGTCACCACATATTTCAGCTTCTACAGCAATACGTACACTATATAGTACCGTCTGCATTTCTGATATAAGTAAGTTAGCTATATCTCTTATTATAGCAAACTGATCCTCATTGTCAAGGACCTCAAATATAATCTCATCGTGTATAAAGGCTAGAGGATTACATCTCGCATCGTCTTGATATTTATGTATTATCTTACACATAGCCTTCTTAGCTCCTATAGCCGCAGGACTTTGCATTAAAAATCCATTACATACCTGTGTGTACATACACCAATCTCTCTTAAAATCAGCTACTTGGAAGCTATACATAGGTTCCTCTTCCCATTCTCCGTATTCGTTTTTGACCTTCTTAGATTTACCTGTTAGCTTATTTAGATGGCCAGCTCCGCTTCTATCGCCCTTTAAGAAATATTGTAAATCCGGATACATATTAAATAATTCATCCTTTATCTTAACTAGCTCATCTAGAACTATGGCGTACTCAGTGGAAGACATCCTCTTAACTCTGAGCATGTCTGCGTTATGGTGATTTATATGTTGGAGGTAACTTATTACAGCCCACAATTTCTTTTGAGTCAGGTGACACATGGCTTGAAAATGACTACAGCTCAGTAATTTATTCCTTAAATACCAAGAAGCCAAGCCCTTATATTGCGTCACGTTTCGAATCTCTATCACATCGTATTTAGGGTAGACCCCATCCCTTATAAGTATGGATCTCATGTTATCGTAACCTATACCTCCCGGAAATCCTAAATTAATAGGCTTAGCGAGCTGTCTAAACTCTTTATAGCCGCTTTCTTTCTTATGTGCTACGAATTCCTCATAACTTACATCTCGACCGTCCTTGATGCTCTTAAGGCGTGCTGCGAACATACTGTGCATATCTACAGGTTCATTTCCGCTATTAATCATTCTTTGCATAGCTGGATCTGAAGATACCATGGATAATTGATGGGCAGTAGATGCCAATTCTAATCCGTTATAGTCTATACTTACTAGTTTATATCCCAATCTAGGGACAAAGCAGTTTCTAACGTCATGTCGTACTCCATCTACTCCTCTAGGCATTTGCTGTATATTAACTGATGCGAAATTATCTGAAGACCTGCTAGACGTACGCCCTGAAGATACCACTGCATTGTACTGAGTTCTTATAACTTGTTGATTTTTTAATCTAGAGACGAAAGCGGTCAATATTTTTTCATACTTCATGATTTCTAAAAACGTATTAATTACCTCTATAGCGGGACTTTCTGCAGATAAAGTGCCTAAATAACGCTCTAAAGACTCCGATGATGTAGATATTACCCCTTTAGCAGTAAATTCTATATCTTTTATATGAGCTTTAAAAAATTCTCTTAATTTACTCATATTCTTTTTTATCTTGCCTTTTTTATTTTTTTCACATAAACTAAGCGCTAACAATTTATCATACATAGGAGTTAACTTATTGATTAAATCTTGTTCAAGCTCATCAGTTCTATGGGGGTCAGTTTTTATTCCAAATAAGCCCATTTTGTTAAGGTAATATTCAGCTTTAACTGATAAATTAATATCTATGAAGGTTTTACGTTGTTCTAAGTACACCCTAAGCGCCCAGACCGAGTCGTCTAAGGCGTATCTTACGGCCTTTTCTGGCCACTCAACAAGGGGTACTCCGTCTAATTCGGAGTATCTCAACCTCCAACTATTAGGATCTTTCTTATCTTCAGATATGTCTTCTTTGAAGTATGAGTCCACTAAACTAGCTAAATCATATCTATACAGCGGCTTTTGTCTGCAATTATCGAGTAACTGTTCGTATATCTTAGTACAAACTATCTTCTTTTCATCTAATCTTTGTTGGAAAATACCTTTAAGGTTGGGAAACCAATGGTCTATAACCAAAGCTTCAAAAGACATATTATGAGCTATTATTGTATACCCTTTATTTAAAATAAAAAGGAGGAAAGCTTCCATGTCAGTGAACCCGACTAGTAAACCTTCCTCTGAGGTGTAGTAATATTTATAGGATAGACATACTGGTTTAGGTATTGGCATATGTTGAGATATCAAGTGAGTCTCGAAGTCTATGGCTACTAATTCCTGCATGCTTCCTCCTTGTGATAATAAGTGCTGTAGGTCCCCGACATCTAATACCTATAGCTGACTGGGTGCCCAATTAAAACGCCAGTCTCCCCTAAGTCTATACTAGTTGCGTAGTTTAGCTTTAATTTGATCTACTGTACCTCCTTTTTCTTCTCTAGGAGCCAAATTAAGACTTAGGAGTTGAACTCCTGCCAATCTAACTATCTTATTATCCCCGTAATCTATAACACTATAAGTTACTATGGCAGTTCCAGTATCAGTTCTACCGTCGAAAAAAGGTATATCCTTTCCTAAAAGTTCATTACCATCAACATCTTTAACTTTAGGTGCAAACGTAGATGAAAAATTAATAACTACTTTAGATTTATCTTCCAAGTTTCTATTAGTTTTAGTATCTACTTTATACTCAGCTATTTCTTTTAAGTGAGATAATGCGGGATCTGTTCTATCCATAACAGATTTTAAAGAATACTCCTCTTTACCGCTCTTTTTATTTGTCAACGGTCTAGCTATTGCCATAAACTTAACATCTACTGGTCCAGTTGTATGATAAGTTATAGTAGGTTTTTTACTTGTCATTTATAGTTCCTCCATATTTGACTGTTTATCCATGACACAATGTCATGAATTCTTTTTAGCCTCTACTATAGAAGCTATTATTCCTATTATTAATGCTAATAAATGATGTACTGTACCTGATAGTCCAAAAGTAGTAACTATAGGTATTAATATAGCATAAGATATTAGCATTACCAATCCACAATATAATACTGAAGTTAAAATTAATTCCTTCATATTAACCTCTTTATTTATCTTTTATTCTAGGTAATATATGTTTAGCCATAACTCTAGCTCCCATTACGGATAAGCATAAGGCTGTAAATAAAGCTGTAAACCAATTAGGTACTACAGTATTTATAATCATAAATCCTTGCTTTATATAAGGAGCTGCTCCCGGTATAAAACACCCTACAAAAGGTACATATATAACCGCTAAGGTAATTTCATCTTTCCAGCTTTTCTTAGCATCTTCTACCGCTACAGCGTCTGCATTAGCTGCGTTAGCTATTTCAACTTTAGCTGCCTCTATTTCAGCTTGTCTTTCCAGTAACTTCAACTGTCTTTTATGTTCTATATATTCTGTTAAAGTAGTCATCCCCCACCCTAATATAGTGGTTATTGGGCTAATTAAGTTTTGCCACATCGTCTTTGATCTCCTTATTAACTATAACGACTTCGGTTGTAAGTAACATAGACGCTACAGATACTGCGTTTATTAAACATTGTTTAGTAACTTTTACTGGATCTATGATTCCCATCTTAAGTAAGTTACCTTTCTTAATATTATTTATATTGTAGCCTACGCCTAACCTTGAGTCAAGTATCTCATCTTTTTTATTTATATTTTCAGAGTTAGAAAGTATTTGATTTAAAGGTTCTTGACATGCTATTTTTAAGATATTTCCTATTTTAAGCCTTTTAGACAACTGAGATAGTGTAACTCCTCCTCCAGGTATTATACCCTCAGATATCGCAGCTCTAGTAGCACATATGGCATCTTCTATCCTTGCTTTCTTCTCTATAAGTTCTACTTCTGTTACTGCTCCTACTCTAATAATTACTATTCCTCCTAGTAATTTAGCTAATCTCTCATTCCTCTTATCTTTTTGATACTCAGATGAAATTTCTGTTTCTTTTATGGAATTAACTCTTTCTTGAACTGCTGTTCCATCTATAAGCCCTCCTACTATAGTAGTAGAATTTCTATTTATTATAACTTTTTCGCAAGTTCCTAAATCTTCTATTTTTGTATTTATAAGATCTAAATTCAACTCTTCTGTTATTAGCTGAGAAGATGTTACAGCGCAGATATCTTTAAGGTATTCTATTCTCATATCTCCTGAACCTGGAGATTTTATTGCGCATAATTTAATCATTCCTTGCTTATTAGCTGTAGCTAAACCGGCTATAACTTCTGGTTCTATATCCTTAGCTATTATTAATAGCGGTTTTCCCCTTTTAGCTACTTCAGTTAAAATTTGAAGAACTTCGGTGTTATTAGATATTTTTTTATCTGTAATTAATATTAATGGGTTTTCTAGTATACATTTATTTTTAGAGTTACAGAAATATGGAGATAGATAACCCTGAGAAAACTGCATACCTTCAGTTACTTCTAGATATGTTCTTTCATCTTTAGAGTCTTCTATAGTTACTAGGCCATCTTTTCCTGCTTTAGATATGGCTTTAGCTATTAATTTCCCTAGCTCTATATCATTATTAGTAGATATTGTCGCTACGTTAGTAATAGCTTCCATAGAATCGCATTTCTTAGATATCTTATCTAGCTTAGATAATATTATCTTTTTATCTTCCTCTAATTCTCTCTTTATATCTACAGGATTTCTACCTGAATCCAATTCTTTTAACCCCTCTTCATATATTTTAGAGGCTAAGATGGTGGTAGTAGTGGTCCCGTCCCCAGCTTCTAAAGCAGTTTTAGATGCAGCTTGACGCAGTATAGATGCTCCTAATGTTTGATACTCGTTATCTAGTTCATCTATCTGCATAGCTACTGCTATACCGTCTTTTGTTATTTGA